CATCCGGCGGCATGATCCATCCCGGCGACACGCAGCCGGTCTCGTTCTTCAAGTCGCCGGACGAGGCGGTCGGCGTGTTCACGCCGGCGCAGATGGACGCGATCGGCAACGCCATGGGCGGCGTGGCGGTCCACTACCACGCCGCGCCGGGCAATCCCGATCCGTCGCCGCGCGCCATGATGGAGTTGCAGGACCGTATCCGATCGGCCGTGCGCGACGTGATGGGTGGCCTTTAATGCCTGACCTGATCATTCTCGACGAGAAGATGGCGGAGGGCTTCCGGTCGGCGGCTGGCGGCTTCAATACGTCGATCGTCCCTGGTGGCGGCGGCTACGAATACCGTAACCAGAACTGGGCCGCGCCTCGCCGCCGCTTCGAGTTCGCCTTCAACAACAAGGACCAGGACGAGGTGCGTGCCGTCATGGCTTTCGTGGATGACCGCCGCGGCGCGTTGCATCCGTGGTTGCTCAAGGACTGGGGCAACTACCAACTCACCGACGAGCTGATCCTGACGGCGGCCGGCGGCGAGTCGACGGCGCAGATCAAGCAGACATGGGGAACGAACAACGCCATCTCGATTGATCGCAAGCACATCAAGTCCGGGACGCTGACCGTCAAGCGCAACGACGTCGCGATGACGGCGACCACGCATTACACGGTTAGCTCGAGCGGGCTGATCACCTTTGTCTCGCCAGCCTCGCTGACCGGCGGCGACACTATTCATGTGACCGCCGAGTTTTATCACAAGGTCCGCTTCGAGGCCGATCTCTACCAGCCGTCGATCGACGGTCCGTCAGGACGGTACGGCACCTATGGGGCCATCGCGGCGATCGAGGTGCGCTAGGTGCGTGCCTTTTCCAGCGACCTGAAAACGCAGGCCGGCGCCGAGGTCACTTATCTCGGCTGGCTGCTTGCGATCACGCCGCTCACGCTGCCTGAAGTCTTCCTGACCACGATCGGCGCGAACTACACCCACGGCGGCGACGTCTATCTCGGCGATCCCGGTTTCGGCATGGGCTCGGCGCGGTTTTCAGATGGCAGCGATCCCGCTTCCCTCGACATCACAATCCCGGTCTCGGACGATGGTCCGGTCATGCCGGACAACGTCACGGCCGGTCTCTACCAAGGCGCGGTCGTGGCGGTGTATCTCGTCGACTATGTGAATGCCGATGTCTCCCCAGCGATTGGCTTCCGCTTTCGCGTCGGCGCGACCAGGATCACCAACGACGGCCAGGCTGTCTTTGAAATCCGGGCGGAAACCCGCATCCGCCGCGAGCTGGCGCTGAAGACCTTCACGCCGACCTGTCCCTATAATGTCGGCGACGCTCGCTGCGGCGTGAACATGGCCGCCTTCACGGATACCGTCGAGGTCGACAGCGTCACCTCCCTTTACGAGTTCACGGTGACCGGCTCGTCGCGCGCTGACGGTTTCTTTGACAATGGCGCGCTCCGTTTCAGCAGCGGCGACAATACCGGTCGCGCCTATACGGTCAGGAAGTGGACGCTCTCAACGCGCCAGGTACTGCTCTGGGAACCGCTGCGCTCGCCTGTCATCATCGGCAATGACGCGACGATACATGCCGGCTGCGACAAGACGCGCGGTGCGGCCGGCTGCACCAAGTTCTCCAACATTGCGAGGTTCGGCGGCTTCGGGGACATGCCGCCCGACGATGCGAAGTTCTCGCATGAGCCGGTCGAAGCTACCGCCGCGCAGCCGGTCGTCACCCAGCCCACGCCAGCCAGCCAGTCGCCGCAGATGTATTACCAGTGGACGACCGGCATGTGGAAGCCGCGGACTTCCACAGGCCGGTCCGGAATGTGGGCGTGACCTGATGCCACTCTATCAACCATATACTGGCGACCCGTCGAGGCAGGGCAAGTCCTGGAGCGGCGGTTTCGCGAACGACTGGTGGGGACGAACTGCGCCGGCGCAGCAGCCGGTCCCGACGCCGGAAGTCTCCGAGCCGATCAGCTCGCGCGCCGAGGAATACCGGTCGCCTGGCGACAACTCTTCGCCGGCCGGCCGCACCATTCCAGCCGGGATCGGCACGTCCTCCTATGACGGTCACATCGTCTGGTGGTCAGGGTTCGACCCGAACGCCTCGATCTCCGTCACGTCCTTCGTCATGGTGTTCAAGGATTGCCTGTTCGCGCAGAGCTTCACGCTGGTGAAGCTGTTCGCCGACGAGCAGCCGCTTGGCGAGTCGAGCCAGTCCATCCGCTTCTACAATGGCACGCAGACTGCGGTCGACCCGGTGCTGACCGCAGCGCTCGGCGCCAGCATGGCTTCGGCCTGGCCGGGCTATGTCTATGCTGTCTTCGAGAACTTCGACTGTTCGACCTATGGCAACCGCGTCCCGCTGATCCGCGCCGTCCTGGCTGGCTCGGTGACGGCGATTGCCGCGGACGAGGATCAGTCGACGCTTTCGTTCGGCGCTTTCGGCGGCGGCTATTCAAACACCGCCTTCGCCGTCGACCCAGTGAAGGGGCATCACTACCAGATCGTCTCAAACGGGGACGACGACGCCTGGGTGGTGACGGTCGACATCGCGAGTTTGCAGGAAATCAACCGAGTCCGTGTTTTCGGTCTCGAAGACTTCGGCCGGGTCCGCTTTCCGGTCATGCTCTTCGGCACGGATTACATCGCTTGCACGGTCTACAACGATCCTGATTTCACGCCCGCTCTTCTCAACGTCCAGACCGGAGAGATTGTCGCCACGCTGGCGACGGACACCACCGGCGATGTTTGGGGAGCGACCACCAAGCGGGCGGCGCTGATCAGCAATTGGGGATCGACTAAGTTTCTGGTCATCGTCGAGCATGCCGTGGGGCCAGCCTTTACCGGCAATCATATGGGCTTGTTCGTTGCCGACACGACGAGCGGGACGATGGACTGGATCATCCATCCCTATGCATCGCCGGCTGCAGGATCGGGAAGCGGCGCAGGGGCTGCGGAGTTCTCGGTCGAGTGGGGACCGACCGTCGATGGCGTCATTTCGCTCTGGTATACCGATCTCGATAACGTCTACGTCGCGCTGATCAGCGCCACAGGATTTACGTCCGGGCTGTTTTACGCCGAACCAAACCCGGCGAAGTCGCCGACCGGTCTTGCCTATGATCCGACGCGCGCTGTGCTTGCGGTCAATCGCGAGGATGGATCCTGGCTGAAACTGAATGCCGTGAGCGGTGCGGTCATCTCTACGCACGCCGGGTCGATCACCGATTTCAACATCAACCACTGGGCCGACGACATTGATGTCTCGACGACCTACAATGCCTTTTATCACAGCCACCGTCCCGGCTTCATCGTCGCGACGCGGGGCCAGGTCTACGGCGACATCTACGAAATCAGCCTGAGCGATTTCAGCGCGACGCTGCTGATTGACCGAAGCGATTTTTCCAACGATGACGTGGCGATCTATTTCGATCAGCACGCCGGCGTAATGACTGAAGGGAGCGCGACCGCCGGCATCATCAACCGGGTGACGCTCGGCGACGTCACGCCGGATGCGGTCGACCTCGTCGACATCTTCACGCAGCTCGCGACCTTTGATGATCGCTTCGATGTCGGCGACCTGGATTTCACCGGCTTTGCCGGCAACGAGACGTCCGGCCTCAAGCTGGAGAACGACACGACGATCGACAACCTGGAGGGATCGATCGCCGAACTGTTCGACGTGAAAATCGTCGAGTCGGACGGCGACCGGAAGTATACCTTCCCGCCGCGGGATGGCGCGTTTGCGATCGACGTGGCGCTGGACCCGGAAGACTTCGTCGAGAACGGCTCGCAGACGATTGAGAAAACGTTCGGCGCCGGCGAGGACGAGTTCGTCGGAGCCGCGGTGCAGTATTTCGACAAGGACTCCGATTACAAGAAGCTGGAGCAGAGCTACCAGCGGCCGCTCGGCGTCTACGATGTCACTCGCTCGAAGAAAAAGCGCACGATCAATAGCGTCCTGTCGCTCTCGGCCGGGCAGGCGGCGCAGCTCGCTACGATTGCCGTCTTCCGGTCAGTGCTCGGCAACGAGACCTATTCGTTCGGCCTGGTGCCGGGGATGTCGCATGTAGAGCCGGCGGATATCGT